TTTTATTAATAAAAGAAACAATAATATCTGTTTTAAAGTTTTGACTTGCAGCAGTAACTGATGAATTTCGTGCAAATAACCCATAATGGGAAACTGCAATCACCCATGGTCTCAATACATAATCAATAAAAGATTGGTTAGTTTCTAAAAACATTATATCAACATTCGCTACACTGGTTCTACCACTAAGATAGTTACCACCTAAGAAACCACCATAACCGTTTACCCCTGCAGCAGCTGCTGCAGCTGTACTATTACCAGAAGGTGCTAAAGCACCGCCTGCTTTACCTGCATTAATAGATTCCCCGGGCATTGTTACACCGTTAGCAAAAAATACATCATCCTTGTTAATAGAATTCCAGTAATTTAAGCGTCCGGCCACATCAATTACATCTAAGTACAAATCTGTAACATCTCCTGTGTTTGAGGCAAAAGCATAATTTAAATTTGATAATATACTACTACCACCATCTGCACCTTTTAAATTGGTAAACCCTACAGCAAAATTAGCCTCTACAGGTATATGTAGATTCGGATCCGAAAGGACCTGAGTAAGGAACGTGTAATTTGTATCAGGCATTTTACCTTCTTCTTATTGCATTGCTGGTAGTGTTGAGAGCATTTGCTACACCACCAATTGCATTAACTGTACCCTTGACTGTGTTAGCCACTTGGGTAACGGTGCGTAAACCGTTTAGTACATCATTTAAGCCGAAACCTGTACTAGCCCCGGCACCACCGCTAGCATTTACACCACCGTTAGTGTTTGACCCATTAATACCAAAAGTACTATAAGATGGGCTTGTACCGTTAAATGATTCCCAGTACTGATAACCAAGCACCACTTTAAATTCCTGTACCTTACCAGTACCGTCCATATTAAATGTTATACCAGGTGTGCTTACTACAAATAAACCATTTAATTTATATGTTGCAACTGTTTCAAGGGCATCATCTAATACCTCTATTTGAGCAAAATTTTCTGTGGTAGAAACCGGATTAGCTTTAATACGATTAGGGTTGTTTGCAGCAACTTCTTCTAAGCGTTGTTCAAACCATTGTTTTAAGTATAGAGTCTGATCTGTTAAAAACGTTAATTCCCACTGTTCCGATTCTCCGTAATTTCTTGTACCTGTTGAATGAATGTCTACCCCGTAATACTTAACTGTTGATATAGCCGCTTTTTTACTTGGTAAAGCCATACTCTTGATATACACTAAACGATCTTCTCCAAGTACTTGACCGTTAAGATGTATAGCAGTAACACGTGCTTGGTAATCTCTTGAAAAACCATATGTCTGTGCTGACTGATAAAACTGCTGTAATGTTTGATTTGTAGACATGTTTGTTAATACTTACGGATTAAACGACGGTTTATACTGTAGTGAAAAATTGAAATGCTAAGGTAACTGTTACTTTTGCAACCTCTTGCCCAGCGCTGGATACATCATATTGAGCACCATTTATTACAGTTGGATATACCCCGTATAAAGTATAGCTTTTTGGGGAATATATATTCCCAGCCGGGTCAGGAACTGTACCTGCAGGGTTAGTTGCAATAGGTTCAGATAAAAGGTTAAATGTTAAGTTACATTTACCGAAATTTATCGCTGTAGGGTCCATGGAATTAGTTTCGTTGTTATACAAGTACCTACTCCAGGTTTCAAATATGTTTCTAATGTTTAAATAATTGTCCGATATAAATGTTAACTCCCAAGATTCATTATCAGGATAGCTAACAGTTGTAGGTACATTAAACTCAAATGCTTTATATGGTACCTTTGCTGTAGTTATTCTTCTTGAAGGTATTTTAGCAGATTGTGCGTATAAAGTATAAGGAGAATTCTTAAGCAATGTATCTACATCTGGTGGTGCACCATCTATAGCTTCTAATACAAAATTATACTTCCTGCCAATGCCATACGTTTTTACTGCATCGTAAAAATTCTGTATATTTGGCAATGTATCTGGCATACTAATACTTAAGCTTAGAACAACAAAAAACCCGACTTTTCAGCCGGGTCATTTGTTATATATTGGTTATATCAACCTACAGCAGTATCAGTCCAATAATGGAAAGCTAATGTAGCTGTGAAATCTAATGGTTTACCGGTACCTGCAATATCATACTTTAATGTGCCTAATTTTTGAATATAAGCACCGTATAAGGTATAAGAATTGAGTATGTTTAATTTATCATCAACTTGGTTAAGTTGAATAATAGATTCTGGACCTCTTACTGATAAATCCCCTTGACTTGTCTGATCATCAAAAATAAGGCTTCTCTGCCATGTTTCTAATTTGTTACGAAGTAAGTTAGCTTTATCAGCACGGAACGTTACATCCCAACCATTACTACCAGGATACTTTACAGTACCAGGAAAGTTAAAATCCAGACCCATATAAGTTGCTGTTTGATTTGTAATAGCTCTGTCGGGTAAAGTAGCTGTAGTAATATAAACGAAATCGTCTTCATTAAACGTGCTACTACCGATAGAAACTACCCGTAACATGTAGTCACGTGCAAAGTCTCTTTGCTGTGCTACTCTATAGAAGTCTTGTATTGTTTGTGACATATTAAATATTTATGTTAAGGTTATTGTAATAATTCCTGGAAGTTTTGAGATGTCTTAGTAGCGTAGAAGTTTACTAAGATAAATTCTGCTGTACGAACTGGCTTAATATAGATATCTACAACAAGAGAGTTATCGTCAACAACATCAGGTGTATTATTAGTTGCGTTACACACAATTAAGTAGTCGTATAAACCTTGAGTGTTCTTAGCTAAATCAAACACAGGCTTAATTGTATTAACTAAACGGTTTTGTGTAAACGTTGTGTTTGGTTCAAATACAAATAATTTACTTGTATTAAGAACTGATTTTTCTAAGAAGAGGAATAGACGACGGACATTAACACGATCAAATGCACTTGGTGTCTTTAATAGCGTCTTTTGCCCGTAAATTGTAAACCCTTCATTTGGGAAGTTAACTACAGGGTTAACTGAGATCTTATAAAGTAGATCGCGTTGTTTCTGTTGTGGATTAATTGCGATGTCAATTAAACCGGTTACTGCACCACGATTAAACCCTGCCGGAGCACCCCATGGATAAGCAATAGCATCGTTATTCGTATAAACTGCTGCCGCAAAACCAGAGAACGGTATCCAAACATTTTGTGAACTAAACTGATCTAATACTGATGCCCAATTGCCGTATGTAGCTGCATAACTTGTGTTATAGCCTTGATACGAATTGCGTAGTGGCCAGTAAATGTTGTTTGAGAAGTTTAATGTTTTGTCGTTTAATGTCTTAAAGTTTGCACCTTGCACAAAAATGTGACGTAATGGATCAGAAATAAAGATACAATCTTTACGAACATTCGTTGTAAACTGTACGAACTGTTGTGTAATTGCTTGCCATGTACCGACTGGATCTACATTAGTACTACCAGGCTGATATGTGCCTTGAGTATTTGTTAAAGCAATTAGAGCATTGTCAATGTCTGCATTGTATGCTGTATCGTCAAATGTAGCTGCACTTAAGCTTGAAAGCGCTGCAACTGCAATAACAGTTGAAACACCGCCGTCAATTACAACGTCAATATCGTATAGATCAGCATTTGAAGCTGTATCTAAAACATTTGCTAATTTAGCAGCACCGTTACCGATAAGCTTTACATTAGTTGTGTCAAGAGATTGTGAATATACACCTAATGGATAAAGAACATCTGCTTCTCTAAAGCCACCTGCAATAGTTGTATTAGTTACATCTCCTGCACCAAGTACTCTAATTGACTTTGTTGCATTACCGTTAGCATCTAACCAAGCTACGTTGTTTGAAATGTTAGGGTTAACTAATACTGTTAAGTTGCTTGACTTTGAGTCAATAACGTTCTGTATGAAGTCGTTTTGTGGAGCACCACCGTTAATATCTTGTATTGTGCGGTTAGCATAGAACGATGTTGCATAACCTTCAACTAAGCTATAAGATAGTTGTAATGGGTTTGGAGCAAATGGAGTTGTTCTTACCTTAAACAACGACAACACTGCCATATCGTTATAAGCTGAAGAAGCTAATGTAATTGTGTATTGAGGAATGTTTTCAATATCGCGAGATAA